AAATGAAGGTAAAGTATTCTTATTCAAATATGGTAAAAACATTTTTGATATGATTATTGGTGCATTGCAACCAGAATTTGAAGATGAAAAACCAATTAATGTCTTTGATTTTTGGGATGGTGCAAATTTCAACCTAAAAATGCGCAAAGTAGATAAACAAACAAAATATGATAAATCTTCTTTTTCGGAACCATCAAAATTTTTAGATGGTGATGAAGAAGAAGTTGAAAAAGTTTGGAATAGTCTTTATGCACTTAATGAATTTACTAACGAAGCCAATTTTAAAACATATGAAGAATTGAAACGTAAATTTGATAGTGTTGTAAACGCTAAAGTTGTGGTAGATGATTCTGATGAAACTGAAACTGTCGAAACTGTCGAAACTGTTGAAACTGTTGAAAATGTTGAAACTGAAAATGTTGAAATAGTAGAAACTAAAAATGATAAACCTTTTAAAAAACCAGTTAATAAAAGGGTTAAAAAAGAACCAGAACCAGAACCAGCATCATATAATCATGAAGAAGATGAATTTGAAGATGATAATGATTATGAAGATGAAGATGAAGATGAAGATTTAGATAAATTTAAAGACTTGTAATTTTATTAATATACCGTTCCAAAGCCGACATCGAATCATTACTTCTTGGTGTTGGTTTTGGAACATTACTAACTGAATTGTTATTTGAAATCATATTGTTAGTAATATTTCCACCACCTTGATTTGAATTACTCGAATCTGCTTTTTCCATATTTGAAATTTCTTTTGCAGTATCATTAATATATTGAGATGGTTTTACACCATTAACAGATATAACAGATTCTTTATCTGCTAAGATTGCTGATTTTCTTTTAGAATCTAAATCATTTTTGACTGATTTCATAAATTCAGATTCTTCATTTTCATTAATTGTTATATTTTCAGATTGTAAAGGATTACCATTAGCTACTTCAGCAGAAACTTTATCACTTGTAAAAAAACTTTTAACATCATCAAATATACTACCTGCTTTATCTTTAACTATATCAACTACATTACCTGCTTCATCTGCAAAATTAGAAACTGTTGATGAACTATCTTTAAATTTTTCACCTAATTCTTTTCCTAAATTAGAACCCATAACAGAACCTATAACACCACCAGCAACACCACCAACAACAGCACCAGCAGGTCCTAGCATACTACCTACCATAGCACCTAATTTAGCACCTGCAAGACCACCTGCTAATGCACCACCTGTTTCACTTATAACATCAATATTGTTATTAGAACTTTCTATTTCTACTTCTTTTAAAAGGTTTAAACCTTCTTCTTGACTTATTTCACCAGATTCAACTTTAGATTCTATTTCATTTAATAAATTTTCTTTATTTTCATTATTTTTCTTTATATTATCATATGCTAAGTATGCTCCAACACCAGCAGCAGCTAATCCAGCACCTTTAGCCAAATTACCAGCTAATTTTGTTGAAGATGAAACTTTTGGTTTTTTCTTTTTACTTTTTTCCTTTTTATCACCACCACCAGATAATACTTTTGATGCAGCAGCACCAGTAGCCAAGCTTGTTAAATCTAAACCATCGTTACCACCATCACTACCATCATTTTCTTCAAAATCTTTTAAAATATCATAAGGTTGAACTTTTTCATCAGATAATCCAACTGGTGTTTTTGGTGCTAACTCATCTTTTATTACATTTAAAGTTTTAAGTTGTTCCCTGGAAAGTTTTAACTGTTCTCTAAATAATGTAACTAATTGTTCAGTATTAGCAACAATTTTCTTTTCGTTTGTTAAAAAATTATCAGATTCAGATTGATTTCCAGATGAACTTTTAGTATTATTGGAACCATCAATAACTGAATCTGAAATAAAATTATCAGAACTAGAATCAAGTAATGTTGGATCAACAGAACCAATACTTTTGCTTATAGATTGTTGTATGTTTGATGGTGTGTATCTTTTTACTATACTACTTTTTTCTTCAACATCACCTGATTCTAAATTAGAAAAAATTGTTTTTAATTCTTGTGTTTGTGCAGATATAGCATTTTCTAAAGGTGAAAAATCAATAACTTCTTGTTTTCCTATAACAGATTCTTTTATTTGTTTAACATGTGTATCAAAATCATCAAACGGATCGTTAAATTTTGAATCTATTGGGGTATCTTTACTCATCATTACCCCATTTTTTTCTTTGTTTACCTACTTTATTACTATGTCCATGTTCATTTTCAAATTCATAATCATACTCATAATCATGTTTTATAGTTTCAACTTTTTCAATACCACGTGTCCATGCTGAAGCACCAAGAATAGCACCAAAAGCTATATGAAATAAGCCAGATTCTTTTAATGTTATTGGTATCCATTGTGTTTCTATATTACCTGAATGATGTGCTTGAAATGCAGACCATGCAATTGGAAAAAATATGAAGTCACATATATTAACAACAATATATGTGACTGCTATATAAGGCCGCCATTTACTTGCTATAGTATTATAATTATCTGTGTTTGGCATTTTGTTTTGCTATTTCCAATTTTTCTTTCTTTTCTTTAAGTTGGTCAATTAACATTGCAGTATAAATTTCTCTTTCAAATGGGATCATATTTTCTAAATCATATAACGAATAACCTTGATTTGTCATAAGTAAAAAATTTAAAACATAATAATCCATCAATGTTTCAGATGAAAGAGTTAAACGAAAAAATTATATAATCCAGAAATTTTAGCATCAATATGGTTTCCACATTTATCACAATCTGCTTGAACTTCTTGTACTAATTGTGGTGAACTTCTATAAAATTCTGTGATTTTTTCCATATGTTTCAATGTAAATGAATCTACAAAATTATTTATAATTTCCTTATCATCTTTAGCATACCAACATTCATCTTTAGTAAAAATATTTTCTATATGATCAGAAATAAATTCAGTTGTTAAATCATTTTTATTTATAATTTCTAGTGCTTGTTCAATATTAGGATATTTCATAGTTACTCCATATGTACCATCAAGTATGATTTTTTTATCATGCTTTTCATCACGAATAACTTTCAAATCTTCTAAACTATAACTAGATTTAACTTTATTACCACATTTGCAATTAACAACAATTTTAATTTCTTCACCAATAGATTTTGAACGAATTTTCAAAAATAACCACGTTAGATCAAAATGTGGTAAATTTCCGACATCTAATTTATTAAAAGTACAAACATCAACTAAATTAGATACTGTGTGTGATATTTCTTCAATTTCAGCTTCTTGTAAAGTTAATAATACTTTATGTTCCTTTGCAAGAAATGGCCTAAATTCAACTTTTTTAGAATCACTTATTAAGTTTGTTATGAAAATAGGGGTTTCAATTTGAGGCATTTTTATAGTCATGATTATTTTTCTCTCGGTATTTGTGGTTTTTGAATATATTGTGGAATATCACTCATTCTTATAGCTTTATTTTCTTTCCAATATCTAAATGAAAATAAAACGTGTACTCTATGTGTTTGAGCTTGGGAAGCATTATCCAAAGCCATTTGATTAACATTTCTTGGAAATGCTTCGTATAATGTTGCTTCGTATGTTACTTTACCAAGATCGTTTAATTGTCTTACTGTTACTATACTTGAATAATTTTCTTGATAATTAACAGTAAAATCATTGGAATTAACAACTAAATGAGACCAGTCATCAAAGAATTTCTTTACTTGCATATTTCCATCAACATGAATAGATAGATTTACACCATCACCACCATAATCGACATTAACTGGTCTTTGGTGTGCAGGACCAAATATTCTATGTGGTTTAACACCAATATTTAAAAATGGAAAATATGCTTGTTCTACCATTATAGAAACTTGTCTCCCATATTGTAGTAATCTAGGTGGTGGAATTATAAATACTTCAAATCTATTAGTTTTAGCTAATCCATATCTACCATATACTTCTGATTTAAAATTTTCTATTGAGAATGCTGACATATTTATCTTCTTCTAGTTGAATCTTGCCAAACTGTTTCTTTGTTTACTTTTATAAATCTTTCTATATCATCAGAAACTTTAGGGTCTTTTTTAACAAATTGTTCATTAGGTAATAAAATTGCGTTTAACCATTCTTCTGAATCAACCATCAAAAAAGATGATTTAAGGTGTTTTGGTGATATTAGATATTGTTTAACGCATGGTTTGATTATATTTATTTGTGCTGATTGTCTTAAAATTTGCCAACCAATAGCAAATTTCTTTTGATCTGGTATAGATGAATCAACTACCAATTCACTAAGAGCATCAAGTAATCTTATTCTATATTCATATGGTAAATAATGAAGGTTTAAACCCCAAAATCTATCAGATTGAACATTAAAAGGTAAAACTAATGGAAACTTATCATAATATGGTAATTGTAATTTATACTTAGCATCATACTGAAAAAACATCATAAAACCTTTTAACGGGTCACTATAATTTTTATGTCCTACTCTCATTTTAAGAGTTAACATATCTAAACTTTTTATTTTATCTTTAAACCAGTCAACAGCTTTATTGATTGAATTTTGATTAAAATTTCTAAAGTTCTTAAATAACCCCATTATTTCACCTTAAAATAGATCATCTTCGGTTAAAATTATAAATTTCATTTTAGATTTTTCACAATGTTCGTGTGCAGCTTTCCATTTAGCACTATTTATTTCCCATGTAACTATTTCATTTAAAAAAGTTTTTGTTGGTTTCTTTGGTGTTATAGGTTGTTTAGTTTGTTTCTTTGGTTTAATTTCTACTAAATAATCTTCTTCTACACAATTAACATTTTTCACTTTCATATAAAAGTCTAAAAAATATCTATGTCTTTTATTATCTATCGGAGAAATGTAAGGAACAATATGTTCCTCACTAGCCCATTTAATTATTGAATCTGTTCTATCTAACCATTTCATAAATCTCAATTCCCAACTAGACCGATAATATATTGATATCACATCACCAATATATTTATCTGGCTTAGTTGGTGTAAATCTACCTTGTAAGGTTTTCATTAATCCTTATTTTTTTCTTTCAATTCTGCAATTTTACTTTTAACATAAGATACTAATTTTTGTCCTACGTAAATATTCAATGCAATATAGGATGTTAAAACTTCATTTAGTTCTTCAACAAAATATTTTCCAACATCCTTAAATGTAATCAATTCAACATTTAAAAATTCAACTTTCATTTTTACTTTTTCTACAAATTTCATTTAATTTTCCTATATATTT